AACATTTTCCATTTGTGTCTACTACTCAACTCAGGCGTCAAACTGAGTGGATAGTTTACTATCATCTCACGTCCACGTGTTGTCTCGTGGAACTAGCTAAGCTAGGGGATCGAGGGTGCTCAAATTCCTCGTTCACATCTTCAACCCGAAGGTAGAGCTAAGTGATGACATCCCCGTGAACGTTGCTTACGGCAACGACTCGGTCCTAGAGACAGCTAGGAGGCTGGGTGCTTAAGGCACCAAACTAAGCGAACACGCCCGGAGCCACTCCGCGTGGCTCAAAGCTAGCCGCTTTAAAATTTCGCTCTATGAGCGAGCGGTGCAAGCCTCCAGAACGGGAGTACACGGCAATAAGGTCGTTAGAACTCATGCCGAGGCCCTCGCAGAAGGCTATCGCTGCATTCCAACCATTAAGGAATGGAGCTGCATCGCGGAAGGCTATGATCTTGCCCTCCTTTCTAGCATGGGTGGCCAACTGGACAATTGGCTGTTTCTTTGCAGAACGCCAGTCGCGCACCCAGGTGGCAGTACCCAACCTGCCTGACCCATCACCATACGTGGGTATATTGGTGACATCACCACCACGCCCACAGGTAGGGCCCAAAAGATCGATTATAAAAAAACCCTCTGGGTTGGAGGGTTTCCACGCGGGACCAACAACAATGGTCTGGTCCGCAACCACACACACGCTTTTCTTGGTAGCGTGGTTTTCCATAAACTCCCTGTTCTCTTGTTCAGGGAGGGGCAGCTCTAAAAATTTATATTCCTTAAAAGGCTGCCATTCAGAGTACTGGGACTGGTGAAAATCCCTGCACTCGCGCCACGAGGGTAAATCTACAAAATTGTGGCGCTTATAAAACTCTCGGACCATTTCAAAAAGATTTTGGTCCTGGTGCAGCCAGAGTTCGCGTAAAGCAACCCTAGCATTAATATTTACAGCTGCAGCCGTGGAGCCCTGATCCGGGCGCACGACATGCAACGAGGAAAAAATAGCACTCAAATCCAGTGGTGCTAAAACGCGGCCATCAGCCATCCTTTTAAAACCTCTCTTCAAAAAATCGAGAGATTCCAAAGGTTTGAAGTGCCACTCCTTGGCACTCTTGTCTGACCCATCAGTTATAGTAATATTTACTTGGGCCAGAGCTTTTTGTATGGTAGCACCGTCAAAAACGTCGGTAACTACCATCTTGCCACCTTCATAACCAACAAAAGTTCCGGAGGCAAGTTGGGGATCTACTGCTATCAAATTGTCATCCCCATAGACAATTAATTTAACAAAGTGGTTGAACCTATTGCGCAAAATAGGCCCAACCGAAACCCTATAGGCATACCGTATCAAGATCTCATTAAAAATCGAGTTCATGATAACGGTAATTGCGCAACCGGAGGGCAAACCTGCACGCACCTCGTATACTTGACTCCCACACAGGGAGTATCG